CTTATAGACAGTGGTGTAATTACAGAGGAGATGGGTGAGGTTTGGATGGAGACAGCAGACTATATTCCTTATTACAGACAAATAGATATGGATGTTCAGTCTTTTGATTCAATGTCAGGAGAAAAAATGCTGATGCCTGGCGTTAGGCCTCCTTTGGAGTTAAAGGGAGGCGGTGAGGTTTACCGACTTTATGCTCTTAATAAGAAGAAAGATGGCACAACATCAAGAGATGTAATTCCTGTTGATTTTCCCACCCTTGAAGAAGCTGATCGCTATAGAGACTCCTTGATAAAAGAAGGTGTTATAGTAGAGGAGCCAGTTAAAGAACAACTGTTGGTCGAAAATTTTATAGAGAATATATCTTTAAATTTGCAGTCAGCTATTCAGACAGGACTAACAAATATAATGTATCAAAGAATGATGAGGAATATGTCCATTGTATATCCTGATAGCACTCTCAGGCTGAGTAAAGCAAAAGTAAATGAACTTAATGCAGACCCAAAAAGAGCAGAAAAAATTCCATACATAACATTCAGGGTTAATGGTGAAGATGTAACCATGACAATTCCCGATCGTGTAGTTGCCAGCGCTTTTGCAGAGTTAAACTACAGACCCAACCGTGTGGCTGCTAGTATTGTGGGGTTTGCCGCAAAGGTTTTACGTGAACTGGTTACAAGAAGTATAGATTTTATAGCTAAAAATATGATCAGAGATACCATGAGTGCCTTTGGTACTACGGGGGCTGGCGGTGGGAAGACAGGGCTAGGTGTTAGTAGAAGTTTTATACCTGGTATTAGTACGTTAATAAATTTTGTAAAGGCTATTAGGCCAGACTTTTCTAAGACAGCTACACGAATGGCAGAAACTGGAGTTATGACAGCTTATGATTATGCTGGAGATCCGAGCGATGCAGAGAACGCAATTAAAAAAGCATATAGAAGAGAGGCTATGTCCACCGCTGAAAGATTAACCCCAATTAATCTTACTATGGAAGTATGGGAGGGGTTAGGTGAATTAACTAGAGCCTCAGACATGGGTACTCGTATGGCTGTTTATGAAGCATACTTAAATGATCGTTATAACGAAGCATACAAAGCTGGTATAGAACAGTATGGATCAGGTCCCAATGGTGAGGCAGCAGCTAGGGCAGATGCAGAACAAGCCAGGATAGATGCTGAACCAGAAGCTATATTTGAAGCTAAAGAAGTAATTAACTTTGCATCAAGAGGGCAGTCTAGGGCTATTAGATACTTAACTATTATGATTCCTTTTTTAAATGCAAGGATGCAAGGGCTTGATGTGCTTATAAGATCGGGTGTTTTACCGTTTACTAAAGGACGAACCGATCTTTCTCCAGCATTACGTAAAAGAATAAAAAGAACAGCTATGATAAGAGGCATGTTTTATATAGGCGTATTTACTGGCTACTCTATGTTAGTAGCAGATGATGAGGAATATGAAAATCAACCTCAAGAAGTCAAAGATAACAACGTCATTGTTCCATCTAAATATATACCAGGATATGACGGACCCCCTATAAAAATTCCCAAGCCGTTTGAAATAGGTTTACTCTTTGCGACCATTCCCGAAAGAATGTTTAGATACATGACAGAAAGAGACACGGCTGGAGATCTAAAAGATTCTATAATGAGGGGGATAAGGACTACTTTTAAAGTTGATTGGCCTCAGTTTATGTTACCTCTTATGGAAACAATATTTGGTGGAGAACATGGCTGGTCATCTTTTACTCAAAGGCCATTGGAAACAGGTGTGCCTTCGAGAGGTGCGTATTGGAGGAGGTTTAATAATTCCACCACAGAGATAGCTAAAGATCTAGGAAAACTCCCAGTAAACTTTGAAGATCCTAATGCATTTTTTCTACCTGAGGGATTATCTCCTATAAAAATTGATCATATTATTAAGAGCTACTTAGGTACGCTAGGTATATACGGCTATATGTTGGTAGATGAACTGTATAAACGAGGGAAAAGTGTAGTAACAGATGAAACCTTTGCCCCCACTCCAGAAAAACCGTGGCACAGGATGCCTATACTAAGAAGTTTCTTTGCTGATCCTTTAGCCAGAGGTCCTGTAAACGAATTTTGGGCTTTGAATAAATTAGTTACGGAAGCAATCGAAACAGCAGAAAGTTTATCATCTACAATTAAACCTTACAGAGATAAATATATTATATCACGAAGTAACATTACTAAATACGAGGGCGAATTTAAAAATATAAGAGAGCAGTTAAGTGAGATTAGAAAAGCAAAAGAACGGTTAAGAGATAATATAAATCTATCGGGATCAGACAAACGTGTAATACTAGAACAGCTAATTAAAAAAGAATTGGGTATAGTAAAAGAGATTGGGCGTATAAAGAAAGATATACAGAAACCAGTGGAGATAGGTAGGTAAGGAGTAATAAAAATGTTGTCATTATTAGGTAGCTTGTTGGGCTTTGGTACTTCTTTTTTACCTAAAGTCCTTGATATATTCCAAGATAGGAGTGATAAAAAACATGAGCTTGCTGTTATGGAAATGCAGATCAAACAGCAAAAGGAAGTTGCAGATCAACAGTTGGAGGCTATTAATGTTGAAGCAGATATTAGAGAAGTTGAATCCTTACACGCATCTATGCGACCGACTGGGGTCAAGTTCATTGACGGTCTTCGTGGTTCTGTTCGCCCTGTCATCACTTATGCTTTCTTCGGGCTGTTCATCTTTGTCGAAGTCTCTGCTTATATTAGCCTCACCGCAGTAGGAGTGAGCGGATTAGACGCACTGGAAACTGTGTGGGATGATGAGACAAGTGCCTTATTTGCAGCGGTGATTTCATTCTGGTTTGGGGGTAGGGCAATAGCGAGGAGTAAATGAAGTGCAATGACAAGGGGCTGGAGATCATCAAGGTATTCGAGGGTTACCGTTCTCGACCGTATAGGTGCAGTGCTAATGTTGCCACTATTGGTTGGGGTTCTACCTTTCGCTTGGATGGCAGACCAGTTCGTATGGATATGGAACAGATTACAGAGGACGAAGCTGAAGCGTTACTGCGTCACGGCTTACGGCACTGTGAAAGATCGGTGGATAAGTTAATCAAAGTTGACCTTAACTCTAATGAGTTCAGTAGTTTGTGTAGCTTTGTATATAATTTAGGAAGTGGCCGACTGCAATCCAGCACCCTTAGATCTAAGCTGAACAGAGATGACAGAGAAGGTGCGTCCAATGAGTTCCCTAAATGGAGAAGGGCGGGAGGGCGTATATTAAAAGGCTTGGTTCTAAGAAGAGAAGCTGAAAGAAAATTATTTTTACTATAGCAGCAGCTCCGTTGTGTGTTATCTAATAGATAACAGAATATAATAAAAGGATCACAAGATGGTGATAGCTGAAACCTTATTCGGATTGCAGTTGGTGCAACAAAGTTGCAAGGCTATCAAGATGGCTATGAAAAGTGCTGAAGATATTTCAGAGGTAGCTTCACACATCGACAATCTTTTTAAAGGACAAGAGCAAGTAAAGAAGAAAGCCCACCCTATTGCATCTAAGTGGGGTGGTCTTGTTAAGGGTGTGACATCTGATAACTTCCTTCAGATGGCTATACAGGAAACTGTTGAGGAAAAAATATGTCAGGAACAAATTGATAAGATCTCTCTGCTTTTAAACCAAAGGTTTGGGAAAGATACATGGGGTTACATTTTATTAACCAGAGAGCAGAAACAAAAAGAACATGAAGAGCTTGTTGAAAAAAGAAAGAAGATGTCTAAAAAAAGATGGAACAAAGTATTTAATGTAATGGGAGCGATTCTTGCTATTGGTGCATCTGTTGGTGCAATCGTGGCTCTTGTTATATTTGGCAAGAAATAAATGGAATTATTAACAGAGCATTGGCATCAAATAATATTTGTACTTGGTGTAATAGTAATGGCTGTGCGCTTAGAGTCAGAAGTAAAAAGCCTAAGAAAAGATTTAGATAACCTTACAAAAGAACTTAATAGGAGAGACACTTATGTTGAAACTGTTAAGCAACGCAGTGAGATAGATGTTAACTCCAAACAAATATCTATGCTGTGGGAGCATGTTAATAAGTTAAGAGACAGGATGAATGGACAGACATGAAAATAAATGTTGAAATAATAGGCGGTATAGTTTTTGTAATAGTTATAACGGCGTTAATCTATCTCGCTTTTTAGTTTAAAAATAATATAGGGTTCACTGCAAACCTCTTCTGTCTCTGGATCTATACACTGTAACGGTAAAGACTTGGCGTGAGAACTAGGTGAACGAGGAGGGACACTGTGCCATGTCGCTCCCCCTTCCCTTTCCTCCGCAACCTTATCAAAGAACTCATTGCTAGAGTTAAAAAAAAGTATAGGAAATAGTAAGATAAATACTGCCATCGTATCACATTATAATATATAAAGTACGCCAATGGCTAGGTTTAGTAGGGATAGCCCACCCCAAATTAATAGTGCTGTTTCCATTTTATTCTCCTTTACTATGGTTTATGGATATAACCAGACAAGAGTTCTGCTATATCTCGCAGTTCTTTCTGGGGATAAAAGAAAGCTGGACGACCATTGTTGCCCATGTCTTTCCAGTATTCTTTTTGTTTAGCTTCTCTGCCATAACACCAGCCCCTTACAGTCCAGTGCTTGGCTACCCTGTTGTTGCCAGTAATCAGTACAAACACATCGTCATTTTTATCCCTGTCCCCAAGGATAAGGTGTCCGTTAGTATGTTCTGTTGCTCTAACTTGATACCCGTTCACATCCCCTGTGTGTTTATCAAGCTCACCGATTGCTGGAGACCAGCATATATTAAGAGCTTTAGATAAAACGTACTCACCTATTGCTCCTGTTATATCTGCTTGCCATTCTGAAGAACCTTTAATGCCGTACTGGGGCTGACGATCTTTATTTAAAGCAGAGATACGTCTCATAACCCCCATGTTTGCACATGTAATAAGCTCGGCATTACTTAGTTCTATGTTATGTGCCACCATCTGTACGACCTCGTAATTCCTGATGGCTTTCCTTGGATCTCTGACGACTATTCCTCAGGGCTTTCTCCCTGAGGATCTTAGTCTGTATCCTGTTAGCTTCTCCAAGAGGATAACGAAGTAGTACATATGTGCGGTAGGTTATACCTGATTCCTGTATTTCTACATTGTCGATGGAATAACCAGATACATTTATATCTTTCAGAATATTAGTGGTTGTTCTCTCTACGTCAGTTATAGTATTGGGGTTCATCTCCCTACCATTTTCAGCGAGATAGTCCTTCAACATAGAGTTAATTCTGCCATCAATACTATCTGCTAACATTCTCTTAGCATTAAGTATACCCTTATCCATAGCCAGTTGTAGGTTAGGAGAGACAGCAGTGCCAGCAGAGAAGACACTATCATTGTCCTTGGGTATCTGAATATACCAATTGGGTATATCATCTACAGTATCTTCTACCTTTTCTTTCTGAGCCTCTCTCTTTTCAGCTATCATTTTTAATGTAGCTTGAGGAGACCCCACTTCCCAAGATGAACAGGCACTTAGTATCGCCACCAGTCCAACTACAATTAATAAATTTACATACCGCATCTTAGTTTTAACTCCCCCTTTTTATTAAGAAGCTGGCTCCTGATAACAGTCCAGTAATTTACTGACCAGTTAGAGACAGCATCTTTTTCCTTTTTAAGATTTATATTATTTACGTGTGAATCTACACACCTTATACGATCTTGTAGTGTTCTCATTTTACACCTTCCTTTAGTCTGTAAAAACGATGTGCGCCTATATTGCACGATGGTTCCACCCATATAAGCCAATCTGGTGTGACATATGATGCGTGGTAATGAGTAGCCTTGTCTGTTATGTCTTCTATTTGACCACTCAAAACTAATTGAGCTATGAATGTTGAGGTCATCCATGCTCTTTTATCCCTTATTGTTTCTGGCTTGCCGTCCCAGAAGTATGAGAATTGATGGCGTTGATACACGACTTTGCAAGGATCGTTAGGATATATAGGGGAGCGTACCCTATTAAGTATGACTTGGCCTACTGCCACCATACCAACCTGACTCTCGCCCCTTGCTTCAAAGTATATAGCTTCGCTTATACAATAGTGTGCGTCTTTCGCATATGAAACGGTGCTAACTAAAAAGAATATTGTTGCGTATAAAAAGTATTTCATTTTCTTATGACCCTGTATCCTGTTTTAACGTATCTTATTTCTTTACTTGGTATTTCAAGTAACCTCTTTTGTAACTTGTACCCTTCGTAACTGTCCAGAAACTTTACATTACGTTTAGTAGCTATTATGTGTAAGGTTTTATGGATAGCTATTGGTGTTCCACGAGAAACATATTTAGCTTTCATAACATATGAACTGTTAGAGGGAATTTTTTTCCCAGCAGGAGAGATGTGGTTATCAACTTCATATATGTTAGGATATATTAAATCAAACTTACCATCTGCTCGGCTGCTGAAAATATTTACGAACATAGGTTCAGTTGGGTTAATGGTTAAGCTAACCTTCTCGCCATCTCTTAATGTATCAGGCATCTTAACTGAGAGATCAAAGCTAGGATCGCTTTCTATTCTTTTTATTAACGCTTCTAAAGATACACGGCACACTTTATCTCCGTTTAATCCATCACTAACCTTAACAATTTTATTCCTTACACCAGCTATCGTACCCGACACGGCTGAATATGTAGTGGTTTCAGTAGGGCAATCATCTGTATCACTGCACTGCATAAAGGTTTGGGAAGAGATGTATTCTCCAGCGTACTTTGCCAGAGCATCACGCTTTGCCCTGTCCTCTGCCTTCGCACACGCAGAAGTTTTTGATATATCCTGATGCACATAATACTTTCCCATGCCCTCTATCCACAGTGGTTCTGTTTCTTTTGAACCTTCTGGGACTAAACCTACAACAAAAGATAGTATCTTAAATGCGTTCAGTGTCAGGGTAATTGCGTCCATTGCTCTCCTCTTCTTCTGTTCCAAGAAAATCATCTATCGCCCTACGCACGATTGCGGCGGGGGTAGTCATCATCTCGTCAGCCTTATCCTTTAGGCGTTCATATTGTTTAGCCTCTATCAAAAAATTGTATTGTCTATGTGGTTCAACTAACTTGTGCTGTCTGTTCATGGTTGACATTTATAATCTCCAATCGTCAAAGTTTTGCACGAGTTTGTTAAACTTCTTTCGGGCTGTTATGTTTTCTTTTAATTCTGCCCGACTTGATATACCCAAATGGATACACAACCCTTCCTTAGCCCCCTCTTCTGACTTCTCGTTTGAGAGTTCTTCTAACAGAAGATAGGTTTGAAACTCATCAAGGCGACACAACATACCAGCAGACTGCACTGCCTGTTGCCCTTCCTTTAAAGTAGATGGAACTTCTATCTCATTGAAATCATTTAGCTTTGCCATGCCAATCATGTAGCGTGAACCAACAGGGTCAGCTACCAAATCAACAGGCACATCATTAGGATGTATAGCTAACTTTAATACAAAGCCGTTCTTATCTTTGGTTGCTCCCAGCATTACTGCCTCAAACCCATAAGACTTTTCTTTTATTTCATTCATTAAACTTCTCCCAGCTATCTGTTGCCCATGCCACTGCGTCTACCCCACGCATAGCAAGGAAAACTTTTTCATTGCCATCCATGTGTAGGTCGTGGTGGCATCGCCGACAACAGGGTATTGCCCACTTATCTGAACTACGTAATCCCATACCTCTCGTATCAGGAACCCGCAAAAGATGATGCACTTCTCCACAGGGAACAGTTCCACACAATAAGCAACCCATGTTGCGCAGCTCTCGTAAATACTTTTCACTTTTTACTCTTCGTCCCAAGGATGACTACCGCCAGTTGATTGCTGTTGTTGTGGCTGTGGCTGTGGTTGTTGTTGTGGTTGAGCGAATGGTTTCTTTGGGATGCTACAGTTAAGTTTAATGTATTCACCGCCATCTTTCTTTACACCAGTCTCACCATATATACGTAGCTTGGGATAGGGATTGTCAGGGAATTGTTTTAACTGGTCATATAGATACTTAACCTCATCCCTCGATATGGATATATCCCCACCATAGTCTGCGTCTTGTGGTGATCGTTTGGTTTTTCTGTTGTCAAACAAACTTCCTTTTGCCATTAGCTTAACTCCTCTACTCTTGTTGTAAGTTGTGATTTAACTTGGTCTACTAGTTTAGGTAATTGCTTTGCCACTAAACCTTTCTTGCTGAATATATTTTTATTCTTCTCAAAGAAATTAGTAACATCGTCTGCTGTCTGTGCCTTATCTAGGTATTTAGTTACCCACCATGTCACCCATTGCTCCACTATAGATGGGTCAAAAGTAATGCAAGGCTCAGGTACAATCATATTGCCATCGGCAGAACAGCTTAGTTCGCCCTCGCCTACCACAAGTTTAGCTTCCTTAAACCCCTCAAAGGTTCCTTCTACTTCTTCAACAAACTCGGTAGCCTTTTCGACAACTGACTTCTTTGCTTCTTCTGGTACAGGCTGTTCCTCAGGAGCTTCTTCTGGAGTAGCAGGGGAGTCCTCTTCCTCAGGGTCAAGATCCTCACCAGCATATAGATCCAACCCTAAACCCATGTAAGCCAGACACTTAACCAAACATCTTTGGTGTGCTGTGTTCACGTCAAACGAGTTAGGTTTTTGAACTGGTTTGTTGGCGTAGTTTAAAACAGGAAACACCTCGGTAACCTCTTCACTGTCAATGGAAACAGTGACCTGAACGTAGGCATACCCAGTCTTATCTACAAGGTAGGGGATTGTGTATGTTGCATCGTCTGAACTTACTTCAAAAAGATGCTTGGTAAATTTAGCTGACGGATAATGTTTCTTAACAAAGTTCCACGCCCAAGCCCAAGACAAATAGGTAAGAGTAATCTTCCCAGCTTGCTTTTCTTCCGTATGGTTCTTGTACTCTTTGTCTGATGATAGTGTTTCCCAGACTGTTTGTTTCTTTGTTGCCATTAAATTTTCTCCCCAAATCTAAACCACTTCTTCATGGTCTCATTAAAACTTTCAATAATAGATTTATGTTTGACTGGTTTCTGGTTGTCATTGTTAGGTTGCTTGGGTAGTGCAATCTCTTCATGTAAGAACCTCGGTATTCTGTTCCTTCGGATTGCACGATACACAGTAGACAATGATATTCCCCACATATCTGCAAGGTCGTCTGCTTCTGCGCCCTCTGTGTAGTGTCTATAGATAGCCCTATCTCTCGTTATTTTTTTAAGATCCTTCATAGCTCTGCTCCTTTCCATTGATTGCAGAATTGATTTACACCACAAAAATTACCCTCACATCTAGCGTACCTTCCTAATCTTTCTTCAATGTAATGATCGTTCTTTTGTTCAGCATGGAACTCAGCTTCTTCCCTCTTGTCCACATCGTATAATCTGACCGCCGACTTCCTACCCTTTTTCATTACGGCAATCTTCCCCTCAGAAAACCACCTCTCATTATCACTACACTCAATAACCTGACCAGCTTCAGCTTGTTTGTGTAAATTCATACGGCTTCTTATATACTCTTCCTGATCACCTCTTGACCACAGGGGTAGGCTGATAACTTGGATGGGACATTGGGGATAGGTGGTATCATTCTTTGCACGACCGCTTATCCAGTCACGCATAATTAAAACCACGTTAATATCTACGACTGCTTTCTTGTTTGCTGTCTCTACTAGGTAGGCGTAACAATTTAACTGCGCTTCCCAGTCTTTGTCTTCGATGCTGTCAAGGGATCGGACGGTACTAACTTTGTAATCATATATAACCCTCTCTCTCTGGCCTATAATTTCCTGAACATCAATCGCACCTGATATTGTTTTGCCATCTAACTCGATAAACAATCTTTCCTCTGTAACTAAGTTAGGAGCTTCACCGCTTTCTAGTATGTGATGTACTGCTGTGCCTAGCAATCTCCATACGCTGTTGCTAACGTCCTCTTCCATCTCGTGGTAATGGAGAGAGCGCAGATGATCTATCTGTGGCGGATTGATTAATTGCGTGATAGACTTCCAGCTTGCACCTTTTGAATACGTATCACTCTGGAGAGCGTTAGCTAATGTATCAGGCAAATTAAATTTATTTGTAAACTGCATTGCATTTTCTCCTCATGTATATATATATAGATTATGGATAATAACTGTCAAGTAATATGTTTTACAGCTATGGGTGAGCCAGCTTCCAAGAGTAACAGCAGAAGGTTTGTTAGTCATGGTGGTAAACCACGGTTCATCAAGTCAAAAAAGGCTCTTGATTTTATTCAGTTATTCCAGATGCAAATACCTACAAACATCCCCCCTATAGGGGGGGATGTCAAAGTTACTATTAAAATTTACTATGCCAGTAGGCGACCAGACTTAGACGAGAGTGTGATCTTAGATGCCATGCAAGGTTACTGTTATGAGAACGATAGACAGGTAAAAGAGAAGCACATTATCTGGGGTCTGGATAGGGAGAACCCTCGATCAGAAATAAAAATTGAAAAGTTAGAACCATGATATAAGATAAGTAAGGGGGTCTTAATGAATATACAAAATGAAGTTCGTGCGCTTTGTAAACCACACTTTGGGAATACAAATAACTTTCGTATCACATGTCCAGCCTGTAATCCCATCCGTAAGAATAAAAAAGATAAGTGCCTGTCCGTCATAATCAAGGACGACAGAATATTATATGACTGCAAACACTGCGGAGAAAGCGGTTCCGCACCAGTCCAACTCGTAGAGTTTGAGCCAAAGAGGGAGCCAATCAAAGATGAAGACATCAAAAAAATGAAAGATATTTCTAGCCAGGCACAGCACTATCGCTACTTGATGGAGAGCAGAAATATTAAGAAGGAAATAATTGATAAGTTTGAAATCATAACCGCCAAGAAATACTTTCCCAAGCTAGAGAAAGAGGCAGATGCTGTCGGATTTCCTTACAAAAATGGCAAGGAAGTTTATGCTATTAAGTTCAGGGCGATAGAGGATAAAGCCCATACTCAAGAGGGGTTAGGCGCACAGACTTTCTTTGGTGTGGATTTTATAGACCCCAAAGAACCAGTAGTTATTTGTGAGGGTGAGCTAGATTGCCTTAGCTATTGGTCGGCTGGTATTCAGGCAATGAGTGTGCCGAATGGTGCGCCAGTAAAGGTGAGTGAGAACAGGGTTGATCCGTCAGAAGACAAGAAGTTTCAGTACGTCTGGAAAGCAAAGGAGTTGCTGGATGAATGTGAAAAGATTTTAATTTGCACAGACACTGATGAAGCTGGGATTGCTCTAGCAGAGGAGTTAGCTAGGCGTATAGGCAAAGCTAAATGCTGGCAGACTGAGTACCCCACTGGGTGCAAGGACGGGAATGATGTACTGGTAGCTCATGGGGAACAGTCCTTGAGAGATATAGTAGACAGGGCTGAAGTGTGGCCTATCACTGGATTAAGAACGGCTGACTTTTATTTAGATGATGTACAAAGATTGTACGAGGGGGGGTTAAAGAAGGGGGAGCCTACTGGGTTCCACAACATAGACAGGTTGATGTCTATTTGCACAGGTCACATGTCTATTGTGACTGGCATACCTTCCTCAGGTAAGAGTTCCTTTTTGGATGCGATGATGGTTAACCTCGCTCAGATAAGAGACTGGAAGTTTGCTGTGTGTAGTTTTGAAAACGATCCAGCTACACACATATCACAGCTTTGTGAAAAGTATATGATCAAACCATTTGCCGAAGGTGTTACTGAAAGAATGAGCAAGGATGAAATGATCAAAGCTCAGGCGTGGGTGAACGATCACTTTGTTTTTATTGACCATAACAACGGCGAGAAAGCTACACTGGATAGCATTTTGGATCGTGCTGTTGGTGCGGTTCAGAGGATGGGAGTAAGGGGGTTGGTCATAGATCCCTATAGTTACATTGATTTACAAAGGGGTAATCGCTCAGAGACAGAAGCGGTGGGGGATATGCTGACGAGGGTAAGGCTATTCGCCAAGCACCATGATGTTCATGTCTGGTTTGTTGCACATCCAGCCAAGATGGTACGTGAAGGTGGGTCGATAGCTATACCTCAGGGCTATGATATATCAGGGTCAGCACACTGGTTTAACCACTGCGATATTGGTTTCTCTGTTGCACGTATCTTTGTAGATGAAGTACAATGTGAGAGAGTAATGGTTAAGGTTTGGAAGATGAGGTATCGCTGGATGGGTATGCAAGGCGAAGAGTGGTTAGACTTTGATGTACCCACTGGTACATACTCAGAACCTCCAGCCGAAAAAGGATGGGCATGGGATATAGATGACTAACCCCCCTGTTATATCGCTGTCAGATACACAGTTAGTGTGGGTAGGATTTGTGCTTACATTAATTGCTGGTCTTGCAATTAGGGACTGGGCTACCAGCCTAGTTAAAGGATTACGTTTTAATTTTGATAAGAGTTTTAATCAGGGAGACACTGTTTATATTGACGGTAGTCGTGCTACAATCATGTCCATAGGAATACAGAAGACAGTGTTTGCTATTGTGGACGAGCGTGGTTTGGTTCTCCGTCATGTCCCCAATACTAAGATTGAAAATTTAAAATTGGAAAGGGTAGTAAGTGAAGACGTGCATCAGGATACTAATGAGGAGAAAGCACAAGAGATTATTGATCTTATACAGGATCGTCAGGCGACTATTGACAGCCACCAGTTCTCCTCGATCAGTGAAAATGCTGAGGCTATTAAAGAGCTTAAAGAGAAATAGATGTTTTGTCCTGCTGGCTGTAATTATTATTTGTGTGATGCTGTTATATAACAACAGGTACACAACGGACTGTATACCCTGGCAAAAAGTTTCAGAAGAACAACTTGAAAAAGATCATAGGATAAATCAGCTAATCAATAACCACCTAATGCTGAAGCTCAGGATCAAACAAATGGAAAATGAATATAATAATTTGATGAAGAAACTGACCCCTGTCCAATGACCTTAGGCAAAAAAAAATACCCCCCTCAACTCAAGCCGAAGCTCAAGCTAAGGGGGGTAAGTTTTCGGAGATTTATTCTGTGTCGTCACTAACCTTTGCAAGGTTATGATCTTGTATCTTACGTGCGCTCAGTGCTTCCCTAAGTAAAACCCTGTGCATGTTTGAAATGTTCCTATCCTCCTGAAGTGCTAACGCTTGCACCTTCAGGGCTGTTTCCTCATCAAGAACTACGTGTATTCTTTTCGCCATTGCTTTCTATCTCCTCTAAAAGTTTGATTAGTTTTTGATTAAGCTCATTGATCTTTCTACTCAATGTACTTAACCGCCTGAGTTGGTAGCCTGTTGCCACCTTGTAGTCTAACGGTAGGTAGTCTTTCTTTATTTTCATTTTGATTTTTTCCTTCTAGTAAATTTAGATGGTCTGTAAAGCTCCCCATTGTTACGTGCCTTTGCTCTGTTACAGTTACAGCAAAGTATTTGTAAACCATTTGGATTATCTTTTAAGTAATCAAGGTAAATTCTGGGGTTACTACTACCCCCCCTTTTTTTTCTATGTTGCGATCCATCATTTGAAACGTGGTCTATCTCTAAGTACATTTCATCTTCTTCACCACAACAAGCACATTT